CCGTCGGGCGAAGCCGCCATGATGGGGTTGGCCTCCGGGTCCTGGTTGGGTACGGGGACGGGGTCGAGGCCGGTCGAGCTTCCCTGATCGTCTTGTGGCATAAGGATGTAGAGAGGTCGTTAGGAAGTTGATTCGAGGGCTTGGTCGCTGTCCTCCTGCATCGCAGACGTGCGGGCCTGCATGACGGCCTTCTGCTTCTCCTCCTCCTTCTGCAAGTTTTGCTGGTACACCTGGAGCATTTGGCTCAGGTTGCCCTTCATCTGGTCCAGCTGGCTTTGAAACTCGGCCAGCTCGGCCTTCTTCTCGGCCCGGATCTCGCCGCGCCGCGCCGTGACAAGGTTGCTCTCCAGCTGCTCGACCGTGTCCTGCAGCGCCTTAATCGTCTGCTGCATTTGCGCGTACATCGACTTGCGCTGCAAGATGGCGTCGGCGTCCGGGATGTCGGCGTGCTTGAGCACAGCAATGTCGTCGACCACGCCCAGGTTGTACATTTCCAGGTACTGCTGCAACATGGACCACCGATTGGAGGGAAGCGTGGACCCGCCCTCCACGAGAATGTCGTACCGCGTGCTCATCAGGTCCTGAAACCGCTCCAGGTCCATCTGGCCCTGCTGGATAAACCGGTCCTGGTTCTGGTACAGCTCGGCGGGCAGTTGGCTCGGGGACGCCACATTGATGCCGCCGTTCTGTCCGTAGGCCGGGTCGTACGGCATCATGGCCGCGCCCGCCTGGGACCATTTCTCTTCGTAGTAGCCGGGGTCCTGGATTGAGCCGTGCGGGTAAAAAACCTTCTGGTTGGTTGTGTTGGCCGCGTGGGCCAGGATGAGGCTGTTCGTCTTGTTGATGAGTTCTTGCAGGTCCTTGACCCGCCGCACATCGCTGATCGGGTAGGGGTTCCGGTTGTGGCTGTTGGGCAGAGGAACGACCGGGTAGTGACTGACCGGCAGGTCGAACGGCTCATACAGCTCACGACCGGGGTTGGACCCGACCGTGGCGACCACCTTGATGCGAGGGAGGAGAAAGCGGTGGCTCTCAATGACGCCGTTCTCGACGAGGGTGCCGTTGACGGTGGGCTCGATGCGGCGCGTCGAGCCGGGCACCGCTCGCGGGTTGCCGTCCTCAGGCCCGGACACCGGCTCGGGGCGGCCCTGGATGCCGTCTCGGGTCTGCCGGGGCCGTTCCAGGTGGTAGGTCGACCCCAGCCGGTCGTGGATCCGGTCGAGGGCCCGCACCTCGTCAGGGCCGGTGACGGGCCGACGCCCCTGCGGCGTCTCCACGAGGTAGGCGTCCCGCTGGAGCCAGTTGCGGTACTCTTGTTTGTCTAGGATTTCTTCTTCACCTGTGACCGGGTTCTTGACGCGCCAGTGCTCGCGGTCCACCTTCGTAAACCGCTCGATCACCTCGTACGTGTCGTGCAGCTGCTCGGTCGGCTCCCCAAAGAGGGACATGTTGTAGCTTCCGGTCCGCGACCGCTGCACCCCGTTGCTGTGGGCGGTCCGCTGGGTGGCCCGGTCCAGCGGGGCCTCGGGCCACCGGGCGCGGATCTGCTCCGCCGTCATGATGCGACGGACGAGGATGTGGGCCGCGTCGTCAAAGAGGGGGTGGGTCGCATTCGGGTCCGGGAGGACCGTAAACGGATCAAGATCGTCAAGGAGCACCTCGCCCTTGCCGTAGTCCTTGTTCGGGTCGACGTGGGCGTACATGTAGCCCAGGCCCCGCACGTAGTAGTCCCGCACGGCGGCCTTAAAGGAGCGTTGTGCGTCGGATGTTTGCCAAATCCACTGTTGCAGGTCGCTCACAAGGTCGGCATACGACACGTCGCTGTTCTCGCGGGCGGTGGCCCGGAACGACGGGTTCTGCGACGTGAGCATGGCGACGGCCTGCTCGACGAGCTGGTAGGTCGTCTGGATCTGGACCGGCTTTTGTCCCCGGTCCAGCAGGGTTTCCCGTTGCTCGTCCGTCCAGTGCGCCCCGTTGTAGAACTCAAGGTCTTCGGACGCCTCCTCGACCCAGGCGTCGTGCTCGGCCCGGTAGGCCCGGTACAGGCGGCGCGTCAGGTGCGCCTCGTCGCTGGCCTCGGGCGTGGGGCGGCGGGTCCGGCCCGCCCCTTGCAGGCGCGGCTCGCCCCGCGAAGCGGTGAGCCCGTTGGCGAGGCGCTCATCTACAGATTGGGCCTCCACCCCGGTCGACGGGGCAGGGCGCCCACCGGGGGAGTTTTGGACGCCACCTTGGAGGGAGACCGGGGCGGAGGCCACGTGTCGTCCGCTGCATTTGCGTTCTAAGGCAATTCACCCCCACCATAGGGGTGTGCCCCGCCCGCGTTCCAAACGGGCGTTGTGCATGGACTCAGCCACCTTGAGCGCCCTGTCTGTTGACCAAACCCCCCTGGGTTGACCCGTGGGTCAACCCTATGGGAGTAGTCATCCTCGGGAAGGAGTCAGGTCAACATGGGGTCCTTGGGTCCCACGCGACGCGACCGTCGCAGCTCCCGCTCGTCCCGCACCTCCTCGCTGTGGGAGGGCTCCATCTTGCAGCGGTCGGCCCACCAGAAGCCGTCGCGCAGGTCGTCGTGGGCCGCGTCCCCCATCAGGACCCATTCCTCACGGAAGGCGTGCATGTGCGGCTTGATGTGGACGTGCCCGTTGCAGAACAGGTATTGCAGACCCAAGTGACGGTCCTCCTTGTCGGCGCCCGTCTGCCCCGCCGTCTCCTTGATCTCCAGGCCGGGGATGCGCTGGTCAAAGTGATCGCTGTTGAGGTACGAGCGTAGCATCGTCTGGTACCCATCCGACTCGACGCGACTTTGCAGGGGACGGTACTGCTCGTACATTCGCATAATCTCGTGGGCGTGGTCCATCGGGTCCACCCGCTCCCGGAAGTAGTCGACCACGTAGGCGTCGCCCCCGCTCGTCCAGGCCACGACCACGACGGTCGAGTAGTCCGCCTGTGTCCGGGTCGAGGACGCAGGGTCCACGCCCATCGTCAGGACCACGGGGATGACTTCGTCCTCGCGCAGCGGGTCGGGGTCGCCCCGGTCCGTCCGCCCCCGGTGCGTCACGTGCAGAAAGTGTCGGACCATCGGCCCCTCCGTGACCGTCTCGACGTGGCCGTCCCAGTACCGAAATTGCTCGGGGCGAATGGGGCTGTCCTGGCCACAACGCCTTCGTCTCGCCGTCCTCCTCGTAGAGGGCTTTGTACTTGAGCGTGTGCCAATCGTCAAAGTCTTCGAGCGTGCGCACAAGGGACCGCTGGTGGAGCGGGGTCCCAATGACAATGGTGCGGCCCTCGGGGGTGGTGGCGGGCTCCAGGGCCGACAAAAGCCACTCCAGGTTGCTCTCCATGCTCTCGACCGTCTTCGTGTTGTGCTCGTCCTCCGGGTCGTCAACGACGATGAGGGACGGGCGCTGGTGGCCCTCCTTGAGGCCCCGCCCCTGCTGGCTCCACCCAGTCGAGATGATCGTCGTGCCGTCCTTCAGGATGACCTCTTCGTCGCGCCACTTGCGGGCTGTCGCCTCGCCCCAGTCCCCCAACAGGTCCGAAAACGGGGTTTCGCCGTGCGGGGCGCTTCCGTCCTCGATGATGTCTTTGAGCGTCCGCAAGCGACGCTTGGCCTCGCGTTGCGTCTTGGAGACAACAACCACAAAACGGGGCGTCCGCCGCTTTTGCTCGAAAATGTGCTGGAAAAAAATGTGCCAGATGGGAAGGAGGCCCGCCCCGAGACTGCTTTTGGCGTGGTCTCGGGGCCATTGCATATTGACCCGCTTCTTGCGGGTGTTCTGCAACACCCCTGCCACCTCGTAGTGAAAGTCGGGCGTGTCGAGGGTAAACATGTCCGGAGCGAGCGTGCGCCCCATCAGGATCAGGTTGCGCGACAGCTTGCGCATCAGCTGTCGCTTTGCGTTGTTGGGCATCAAAACAGCGTCGCTTGATCGGCGCCCCCGGCCTGCTCGGTCGTCGGTGCCCACGGCCACACGTCCTTGCCCTTGCGGGACCCGTCCCGCCCGAGCGGACAGCCTTCCTCAATGAGGCGCTCCCGGACG